GGCGCTGCGAAAAGTGTCTTCTTTACGTCCGTCATCTTTGAGTTTCGCAATTTGGCAAACTTAACCGTGGCTGTAAGGTTTGAGTTGGGAGATGACTTGGGCGAGATGTTCTGTAGCTGGGCAGTTGGTGAAGGCTGAGTGTCCATTGATGAGGATGTAGCACCTTTCATCTTTGGTGGTGTAGAGCAGGGCAAGCAGGGTTGCTACAAGGGCGGATAGTGCGACCAGGGCTGAGTGCATAGATGATGGCGGGTAGTGTTATGGTGAGAAGTAAAGGAAGGATTGATTTGATTGATGGGTTTCCTCTGCTGGGACCTTGGTAACTTATGGCTTTAGTTCCGTCACGGTACTGGCCTCCGTGTGGTAGTTGGTGGATATTGTCGCCTACGTAAGGTAGGGTGGATCTAGTTATTGTAAATATTACTAATGCTATACTAATCCCTACTACTGCTGCTAGGAAGGTTTTAGAGTGGTCTGGTGGTGGTCGGAGGTGTATCGGGGCTCCGGACATGAAGCTCCTGTGTGTGTCTGGTGAGAGCTATGTAGGCTGCGTTGCGGTCCGGTAGTGCTTGCAGGGGTAAAGTGGACAGGACTGTTACCACCGGAAATTCTTTGCCTAGTACTTGGTCTGGACAGTAGAATTTTGCTCCGTGTGATTCCAGCAGTCGGGCGATTTCTGGGGTGAGGGCTATGAGAGTGCCGAAAAGTGGAGAGCCAAGTACTGGAAGTACTGACTTCAGCTCTGCGCTTCCGGTTCCTTCAATTGGGATGGTGAGATGTTCCTGGATGAAGTCTGTGGTTGTCTTCCCTAGTCTATGGCTTGAGGTCTTGATGAAGTGTGGTTGTTGGTGGTTGTTTCTGTGTTGCAAGATGTCGGCAAAGAGAGCTTTGTATCCTTTAGGTTGCCCTAGAGGGTACTCGTCTAGTATATTGTAGGTGTGTTGTGGGGGGTTCGAGGTGAAGGGCAGAATGGATGTGCAGTCTAGTGTTGGTGGGTCTGGGGGTCCGTTGGTGTGGGCTCGGAAGTTGTCACTCTGTTTCAGGAGTTTCCTAATCAGGGTTGATTTCCCTGCACCTGCCACAGCGTGTACAACTATTGGTTCTGAGAGGGGGCGGGGCGTTCTCTGGTAGCCTTCCGACAGCAGTAGGTTGCTTAGTGTATTCATATTAGTAATTTGCGAGAATCTCATTACCACCAAACTTAATCAGTGTTCTAACCGTTGTTTGGTGGTCCCTAATTTGATTTTCATCAAAGATCTCATACAGCTCGTCTTTGTGTTGGTAGGCCAGAGCTACATCTTGGCTGTAGCTGTTAATTGTGTCCTTGATCTTTCCTTGCTTCATGGCCAGTACTAAGTTTGCATGCAGCTTCTTTGGTTCCTTGATGAGGCCCAGTGGTGTGATGCTGAAGCCACAAAATTCGGCCCAGTCGCCTTTCTTCTGTGTGTAGTGCAGTGGTTTGGATGTGAGGGTCAACTGCTTTGCGACTCCCTGGAAGCTATTTTTTTCTGTTGGTATTTTTGAGAAGGCTGTATCGTCTCCTGCGTACAATTGCGCTGTGTCCTCACTGATGTGGAATCTGGTGTGGTTGAACGCTATGTTACATTCTGTGTTGGCGTCAAATGTGGGGCCTTCTCCCGTGAGTCTCATAATAGCCAGCACTCCAGTGAATACTTTTGCATTGGTCTTTATGTCTATGTATCCCTGGATGATAGCTTCTGGGATGGAGTGGTGCTTTGCTTTGAGAACCTCAAATTGTAGCATCGCTCCGTCCTGGGATTGGTCAAACTGGGTGAAGTCATTGGCGTATGCAGCTTGATCAAAGGTCCACTGGTCTTTGATGAATTCTGTTATTTGTTTGGGGGTTTTCTCACAATTGAGTTGGATGTTTGGGGGTTTGAATGCTTCTCTTATGCGTCTCATGTATCTGGCCATTGTGCCATATAGCATGACTGTGGCTTGTTGAAAGGAAGCAATTGTCTGTCCGGGCTTGATTTTTGGAGCACCCAATTTTTCTAGCTTCTTGACCCATTGGGACTTGAGGAAGAGGGAGATTGTGTGGGGATCGTAATCCGGGCTCTGTCTGCCTTCCCCATTCTTTATCATGTTGAGTGGTTTGCTTAGGAAGGTTTTTTGTACTTCTTCAGCGCAGGCTCTCCACAGTTCAATTGAGAACTCTATCGGTTTGTCTGGCAGTTTCATGGCTTTCCTGTAGTTTAGCCAAAGTATGTCCCCAACATTTTTCTTCATCCTGAATTCTTCCAGGTTGGCTTTTGGGTTGGAGATTTTTAAGCGAGCCTCTATAGTTGCCCAGAGCAGGGTCTGGTCCTTTGCTTGTTGATGAGCGAACAGTTGGACCACTGGGTCGTCAGTTTGGACGCAGTTTGAGTAACCGTGGTCGTTCCTGAAGATTTCTCTGTCGTGTTTTTCCAACAGTTCCTCTACCTTGTCCTCCAAGGTGATTTGGTCGTTCTCCACAGGAAAGTGTGTCTTGGCTGGTTCGGGCTGAGCTGGTTCTTCTGGGGCAACAGTCTCCTCTCTAAGTCTGTCCTCTCTCAGGGTGCTGAGGAAAGTTTTGAGGTAGGGAGTGCTGTTGAGTTTGTCCCAGAACGCTGAGGATGTGGCTGATGTGTTGATGAAATGTACAGCATGGACCGCACGAGAAAGTGCAGTGTAGAGCACGTTGTCTGAACAGAGTGTAGTGTCGGTGTCTAGTAGCACTTGCACTCTGTCTGCTGTGATTCCTTGACATCCTGCATATGTGGATGTTTTATACCCCATTTCTGTGTAGGATCTTTTCTTGATCAGTGAGGGTACAAGCAGGTGCCAGTCTGGCTCTGGTCTGGAGGACATGCTTATTGATGTGAGTCCGGTTTTCTCTGAGTATACTCCCAAGAATCTTGCCAAGTCCTGTTTGTTGCGGTGTGTGGCGTTGATGTAATACCTTGAGTATTGTGAGAAGTGTTCAGTTGTTTTACTCAGGTGGTTAATCATGGCCGTCTCATTGCTCTCGTGGAATGTGGATTGCCTGGGGTCTCCAGTTAGAATCGCCCATTCCACGTTTTTGTGCAGGGATAGGAAGGCGTCAATATAACCAGCTGGGAGTTTGGAGTAGTCGTCAAAGATCACGACTGGTTTTTGGGGGGAGATGAGAGCCCTCTCGAATGTCT